AGAAGATTTAACTTGGTTAATTAAATAAGAGGTAAAAAATGGCAGACGAAAATATATTAACGAGATTAGGAAAATTATTCCAAAATCAAATCGTAGTTAGAAAAACAGACGATGGACAAGTAAAAGTCAAAGATGTCGAGTTTTCTCAAACTGCATTAACATCAAATTTTATTGATAGATACAATAGAATTAATTCAAGTGGATATGGTGGTTCATCATATCAAGCTAAACAAAATGCAAATGCATATGACGTGGCTCGAAAAGAGTTGTTTAGAGATTATGAATTAATGGATGCTGACCCAATCATATCATCTGCATTAGATATTTATTGTGATGAATCTACGGTTGATAATATTGAAAACAGAATAATGAAAATCAAAACCGACAATCCAAAAGTCCATAAAATTTTACATAATCTGTTTTATGATATAATGAATATTGAATTTAATCTATGGAGTTATATAAGAAATATGGCTAAATACGGTGATTTTTATTTACATTTAGATATATTGGATAAACACGGAGTTGTGAATGTAAAACCTCTTTCAGTATATGAAGTGAATAGATTAGAAGGGCATGACCCATCAAATCCTAAATTGGTTCAATTTGAAGTTCAACAATATTCAGAAACAAGAAGAAGTAATAAACCAAATGATATTCACGAAAATTATGAAGTAGCTCACTTTAGAAATATGGCAGATACAAACTACCTACCTTACGGTAAATCAATGTTAGAGGGTGCAAGAAGAGTATTTAAACAATTAACTCTTATGGAAGATGCTATGTTGATTCATAGAATGATGAGAGCACCAGAGAAAAGAATATTCAAAGTAGACATTGGAAACATTCCACCGAATGAGGTTGATAACTTTATGCAACAAATCATTGGTAAGATGAAAAAAACACCTGTGATGAATGCAAATGGTGAATATAATTTGAAATACAATATGGAATCCATTACAGAAGATTATTATTTACCTGTTCGTGGTGGTGATAGTGGAACGAATATTGATACTTTACCAGGTTTGGGTAATGATGGTGCGATTGAAGATGTTGAGTATTTAAGAAACAAAATGATGGCAGCGTTGAAAATACCAAAAGCATTTTTAGGATATGATGAAAATGTAGGTTCAAAAGCTACATTGGCTGCTGAAGATGTAAGATTTGCAAGAACGATTGAAAGACTACAAAAAATCATTGTAGCAGAATTAGAAAAAATAGCTATCGTTCATTTATACACACAAGGATTTGATGATGCAGAATTGATTAATTTTGAATTAGAATTAACAAATCCATCAATGATACATCAACAAGAGAAGTTAGAATTATTAACACAGAAAAAAGAAATCGCTAATGACTTGATTGAAAACAAATTATTTTCAAGACAATGGATATATGATAATATCTTTGAATTAAACGACCAAGAGAAAGTGGATGTATTCAATGGTGTGATTGAAGATAGAAAACAAGCATTTAGAATGGAACAGATTGAAACTGAGGGAACAGACCCAGCCGAAGGTGGTGGTGAAGAACCAGATGGTGATGATGAGTTTGAAGAACAAGTCGGACAACATGGTGGTGATAGAAGAAGTGGAACTGGTAAGAAAGAATTTGGGAATGAATACTCAGCAAAAGACTTAAAAGATGCAACAAAATACGAAAGAGAACGATATGGAAAACGAGAGTTTAAAGGTAAATCACCATTAGCTATGGGTAAAGGTGGAACGATTGTTGCAAGAGAGGGATTGTTAAATCAATTAAAAGATAAGTTTGGTAAAGATTTAGACAAATCAATCTTGAATGAAGAAATAATTATAGATGATGAAGAATAAAATTGACTTATTTAATAAAAACATTATATTTATATATGAATAATTACATATATAGTAGCCAATTAAAATGGGGACTCGACAATGCGTAAAGTTAAACATAACAAAATCCGCAACACAGGGTTATTGTTTGAATTTTTGCTTAGGCAGATTACATCTGATGTGCTAAATGAAAACAATGGAACAGCGGTTAAGATTGTTAAAGAGAAATTTAATGAAAACACAGAGTTAGGAAAGGAATTAGCCTTATACAACGTGTTAATAACAAAGAAATTTAAATCAGATTCAAAGGCTGATTACTTCATAAATGAAGTTATGAAAGCTAGAAATGATTTAAACAATTCGGTTCTAAGAAGAGAAAGATATAATTTAATAAAAGAGATTCAATCGAATTACAATCTTCAAAAATTTATGTCTTCTAAAGTTCCAAATTATAAAACTTACGCATCCATTTATACTTTATTTGAATATGATAAATCTTTATCACCAGACCAAAAAACTGAGTCTTTTTTTAATATAGTTGAACATGTTACGACAAATGATAATAGTATTAAATTATCAGAAACCGTAAGAACATTACCTGATGATGAAGATTTAAGAATTTTAACCTACAAAACTCTTTTAGAGAAATTCAATCAAAAATATACAAAATTAAGTGCAGCTCAAAAAAATCTATTGAGAGAGTATATTAACAATGTATCTAATACAAATTCTTTAAAAGATACTTTGAAAGAGATTGTAAAAGGATTGAAACAAGATTTAAAAAAACATTCTAAAAATCTTAAAGATGAAGTAGTGAAAATTAAAATGACAGAGGCTTTGAAATCAATTAATAAATTTTGTGGATTGAATGATAAATCTGATGTTGTTAAAGATGAATATGTTGTTCAAACAATGAGATATTTAGAACTATTAAAAGAGTTGAAGAAAAGTGGAAATAAAGACAAGAAAGTTATTTAAGGAGTTAGTTAAAAAACTAACTATGGAACTCTTGGATGAAGAATCCTTAGAGGAAATATCAACCACTGCTGGTGTAGATGGATACTCAACACCTTTTGCTTTTAGTTCAAAAGAAGATGAAAAGAAAAAGAAAAAAAGATTAAAAAAGAGCACTGGTTATAAATTTGTAACAGAAGCTCTTGATAAAAAAGATTTAGAACAAATAAATAAATTAATTAGAGATGTCGTTGGTGATATATTAAGAGATATATGGTTGAAACGAAACGCTTGGAAATAGGAGATAATAAGTGGCTGAAGTAACATTAACATCAGGATATGGAACTGGTTTAACTGATAAACAAAAACTCGCTAGAGCTTGGGTATTGAAACCAACTGTTTACAGTACTGAAACTGTCGCCGCAGGTAGGGGTGCAGGTGGTGCAACAATTTTATCACCAACAACCACAGTCTCTTTAGTAACCACTGCTACTAATTCAACACATGTTTCATTAGGTAAAGGTGTTGAAGGACAATTAAAAATAATTATACATAAGACACTAAGTAATGGTGCTAGTTTAGTTATCACACCTGAGGATGGGATTGGTGGCACTGATATTTTTGGAGCTGGTGTAACCTTAACTTCAGATTCAGCAGCTAGAGCTGTTCAATTATTATTCGATGGTGTGAATTGGCAAGTGGTTGGTGGTGAAATATCAGATGAAGCGGAAATGGTGATAGCATAATGGCTACAAAACAAACATTAACATCAGGATATGGAACTGGTTTAACTGATAAACAGAAAAAAGCTTTAGGATTTGCATTAGACCCTGGAATTACTGATTCACAAAATGCTGGTGGTGGTACTGCAGAAGACATAGAGAGTGTACAGGCAACTCCATTAGATGAGGCACCTCTTCAATTATCTTTAAAGACCACAACATCATTAGTTATCTCTGCAGCTTTAAGTGGTGATTCACATGTAGCATTGGGGGATGGGGTATTAGGACAAGTAAAAAGAATTATACATTTCACCAAAGTAGGTTCTAATGATTTGCAAATCAAACCAGATAATTTTGCAGCTGGTTCAAAACTAACATCAGATACAGCTAGAAGAAGTGTAACTTTAATGTGGGATGGAGATAATTGGCAAGTAATAGCAGGTGAGATAACAGGAACTGCAGAATTTGTAATAGCATAGGAGACAAAAATGTCAAAACAAGTAATAGTAGATTATATACCATTTGAGGTTTCCCCTCAACAAATAAATGAGTCAATTAATGAAAACAATGGAAGACTTGTTGTTAAAGGTGTATTGCAAAGAGCAGAAGCTAAAAATCAAAACGGAAGAGTTTATCCAAAAGAAACCTTGATGAGAGAAGCTAAGAAATACCAAGAGATTCAAATAGCTGAAAGAAGAGCATTGGGTGAACTTGACCATCCTGATTCATCTGTTGTTAACTTGAACAATGTATCTCACAATGTATTGGAAATGCATTGGAAAGACAATGACTTGGTTGGAACGGTTGAAGTATTGGGAACACCAGCTGGAAACATCTTAAAAGAATTATTTAAATCAGGTATTAAACTTGGTATATCATCAAGAGGATTAGGTTCTGTTAAAGAAATGAATGAAAATGACACAGTTGAGGTTCAACCAGACTTTGAATTGATTGCATTTGACTTTGTATCCAATCCATCCACACATGGAGCATTTTTATCACCAACAAATGAAGGTAAATTAAATGAAGGTGTTGGTACAAGAGATGGTGTGTGTTGTCATGATTGTAAAATTGAAAACATAATCAACGATATATTCAGAGGAGAATAGAATGGATTATAAATCTTTAATGGGATATGGTGATAAGAAAAAAGAATCAAAACCTAAACAGAATAAAATCGTTGAAGAGTTAAAACAAGAATTTAATATCAATGAAGGTCCTGCTTACGAGTATAAAAAACATTCTAAAAAAATAGACAAATCTCTAAAAGACTTACAGAAAAATTATTTAGACTTTTATGAGGTTTTAAGAAAAAAAGGTTTGAATGATGAGGCTTCGGACTTTTTGGATAATTATAAAAAGAATGTGGTTGGATTTACTAAAAAGTATAAAAAAGATTTTGGGAAGTTAATGTAATGCCAGCATCATCAAAAGCCCAACAAAGGTTTTTTGGTGTTGTGAAAGCAATGCAAAAAGGTGATATACCTAAAACAGGTAAAGCTGGTAAGATTGCAAAAACAATGGATAAAGATGATGTTGATGATTTTGCTTCAACGAAACATAAAGGAAAACCAGAAAAGGTAAAAAGAGAAATGAAAGTTAGAAACTTGATTAAGAAAATGGTTCGTGAAGAATTAGCTAAGATGAATGAAGGAACTTGTGGATATGGTGAAAACGGACAAATTGGTGAAGAACCAGCAGGTCCTCATTTGATTAAAAAGAAAAAAATTAAAGAAAGTGGTAGAAATATAGCTAAAACCATTTTACAACAATTAGGTGGTAATAAGTTTATCGCTATGACTGGTGCTAAAAATCTTGGATTTACTAACAATGGTTTACAAATGAAAATTGGAAGAAATTCAAAAGGTATAACACATGTAATCATAAGTTTGAAATCAACAGACACTTATGATGTTGAGTTTATCAAAATGAGAGGTGTGAATAGAAAAGTAGTTAAAAAATTAAAAGGTGTATACGCAGACCAACTTGGTAAAATATTTACAAAATTTACTGGATTAAGGACAAGACTATGATTAAATTAAAAAACATATTAAAAGAGGGTAAAGAAACAGTACAAGATATTCATGTAGATGGTGTAATATCTATGTTTAAAAAAGGACTTGAGAATGAAGGTAGATGGAGACTTGCCGATGGTATTAAAGCTAAAAAGTTAGCACAAGCTTATAGATTTCTTGATAGAATTGATAAAACTGTATTTGGAAAACCTGGCGCTAAAGAGTCTGGAAAAATGAGACAAGAATTAGATATAAAATTATTTAAAGAACTTAATAAAAATTATGATACTGATTCTATGAAAAAAATAAATCTAGCTTTTCAAAAGCATAGTAAAGGGTATTAATGATAAAATTAAAAGACTTATTATCAGAAAGAAAGTTTGAAATGAAAGGTAAGTATTTATATATGCCAGATGGTTCTATGTCATCAATACCTAGTGATAGAGATAGAGAAGATATTGTATTCAGTATTGGACAAAAAACATTTCGTCTTAGTAGTTTTGGACCAGGTGGAAAAAAAATGTATATAAGAGGTGATTACGATAAAGAATTTAAAAATGCAAATGATTTAGTTAAGTGGTTAAATAAAAATAAAGCAAAATATATTGGACTGGATAATTAATGAAACTTCAAGACTTATTAAAAGATATAGAACAAGGTAAGGTTTATACTGATAAAGACAGAAAACCTTTTAAAGTCAATGAAGACGGACATACTGATGTTCCATCTGCTATTAGAAAGTTAAAATTATCAATTGAGGATTCACAAGAATTATTACAAAAATTAGAATCTATGGATAAAGAAAGTTCTTTACCAGCGTGGTGGACAGATAAAATCACATTGGCTTCTAATTATTTAAACAAGTCAAGAGATTATTTATTGAATAGTAACTTGGATGAATCATTTGCAGGTGTAACTGCACCACCTAAATATTCATCAAATGAGGCTAAAAAAGTAGTTGATGATGCATTAAGAATGTATGCAAAAGAATTAAGAAAATTACAATATAAAGTTATAAAGGATTGGATGACAAAGGCAAAAGCTGGTGTGATTGATTTCTTTGATTTAGTTAGAGGATTTCAAAAAGGTGATATGTCAAGGGCACATCCTTATGAAGTAGAATTTTTACAAAGCGTTTTAACACGAGACAAAATCATTGATAGATTTAGAAAATACTTTGGTGGTAAGAAAGGAAAAAAAAGATAATGGCATCTAACAAAGATATTATTGAAAAATTAGAGTGTGTTGAATCAAGATTAACCAATGGTGAATTAGAGGAAATTCATCAAACGGTAAAAGAAATTAAAGAAGTATTATTAGACCCAGAAGATGGGTTGATTGTTCGTGTTAATAAAAACACATTTTGGAGAAAAGAAATTGACGCTGATGAGTTCAAAGCATTGTTGAGGTGGAAACAATCTGTAACTCACGCTATGTGGATAGCGTATACAGCATTAACTGGAATTATAATTAAACTAATGTTTTGGACATAGGGAGACACAAAATGAAGTTAACAAAAACTAAATTAAAAGAAATAGTAAGAGAAATTATGTCAGAAGACATAATGGACAAAGAGATTAAAAATCCTAAAACAGGAAATAAAATCAAAGTTAGGACTGCGTTACAATTACCTGATGAACATCCCGCAAACAAAAAAGCAAAAGATATGATAGCTAAATCACCTACAAAAGGTGATGATAAACCAATGGTCGCTACACCAGCTCCCAAAGGTAAATCTAAAAAAAGTATGAAGAATCCATTTTCAAAAGAATCACCTGCTTTTGAACCAAAACAAAAAGAAATTAATAAAGAACTTATAAAAAAGAGTGATGATATTGTTAAACAATTTCAAAATGGTGAATATGAATCCTTAGAAGATTTAGTGATGAATGCACATCCTGATGAAATAGAAGATTCAGATATTTTTAATAAAATACCTGATGTAGGGCAAAATTTTGATGCAGCTATGGAATATTATTATGATTTAAATGACCACGAAATGGGAGTGGGTGCACCAGCGGATTATGATGAAGACCAACTAAAAAATGCTAGAAAACAACTTTTTAAAGCATTAACTACATCTAAGGATAAAAAAGAATCAGTTAAAGAATCTATTGGGAGGACAAAAAAAATGACAAAATTAAAAAATATGTTAACTGAAATGTTTGAAGACAGACCACAAATTGATAAATACAAAGTAGTTGAAGGTGTTAAGAATTTTGGTATTGTTGGAAAACAATTGTATAATAATAACAATATAGTTGAAATTGCAAAACAATTATCTGAGATTGCAGAATCTGCACATCACCACATCTTAGGTGAACAAGATGATTGGTTTGATAAAGTTTCAATTAATAAAAATATGAAATCATTAAAAGGTAGTGTGGTTGAGTTTCAAAAAACTGCTAAAGAAGCACAAGCTTTGAATCAAAGACTAACTGCATTGTATGAAGATATGGGACACGTCTTGAATCGTTACTATGATATTGATGAAGCTCATGTTTACGGACACGATGATGAAGATTCTGAAATGGAAGAAAAATTAGATAAAGTTGACCCATCAAAAGTAGAACCAGGTGATGACTTTAAAGATAGAGAAGATAAAGACATTGATAACGATGGTGATGTGGATGATTCAGATGAATATCTTCATAAAAAAAGACAAGCTATTTCTAAAGCTATAAAGAAAGAAAATAAAGGCATTGGTGGTGTTGTCGGAATACCTGCACTTGGAGATTTTGTAAAAGGTAAATAGTGGAATTGATGGATTTTATATTTATCAGTCTATTTATATGGCAAGTAGTATTAGGTTGTTATGTTTTACTTATATGGTGTTCTAAAAACTTTAAGTTTCAAAAGTCTCCCAACTTAAACATCAATGAAGTGGTAAAAACTTCAACGATAGAGGAAACAAAAGTTAAAAACAATATGGGGCCAATAGAAGTAGATGTAAAGAGTAATGTGATAATGGATACAAAATCAGATGAATCAAGTGTCAAGTTAGACGAAAAAATTAAGGGTAAGGTTAAAACCCAAAAAGATAAACTAAAAAAACTAAGAGGTTAATATGGCAAAAGGCTTAGATTGTGGAACAAGTTATTATATAACTGCCACAGAAAATAGTATAAAAAAACAAAGAAATGTATTCTTAACCGTTGATGGTGATGCAAATCAAGTTAAACGAATGTTAAAAAGACAAAGAATACCATTTGTTGAAAAAGCAGGTAAGGTTCACATCGTTGGACAACATGCTTTTAATTATGCTCAAATATTTAGTACAACAGAATTAAAGAGACCAATGTCTCAAGGATTACTAAATCCTAAAGAAAAAGATGCACTACCTGTATTGAATGCAATTATAGGTGAGTTGGTTGGTAAGGCTAAAAAAGGTGAAACTTGTGTTTATTGCATACCAGCAAAACCAATCGACCAAACAAGAGAAGTTTCTTATCACGAAGATGTATTGAAACAGATTATTGAAACATATGGATACAATGTCAAAGTTATAGAGGAGAGTGTTGCTCTCGCTTACGAAGGACTCGTAGATAATGACTTGACGGGGATAGCAATATCTATGGGTGCCGGAATGTGTAATATATGTGTGATGTATCAAGGGATGAGTGCACTCTCCTTTTCAGTCGCTAGAGGTGGTGATTGGATTGATGAAAATGTAGCATCGGATTGTGGTGTTACAAAGGCAAAAGTGATAAGTGTTAAAGAGAACTCAAGTAAGTTGGATTTAACAAAAAGTGCAATAAATGATATTTATAATGAGGGAAGTGATGAGTATAATATCATTAATGCTATCAGAAGTTATTACGGAGCATTGGTGAATTACTTGTTAACAAATTTAAAACATCAGTTTGAAAATGCTGAAAGTGTTCCAAACTTCCCAAATGCTATACCGATTGTATTCGGTGGTGGAACATCATTGGTTAAAGGTTTCATGGAAGTAGTAGGTGAACAATTTAATCAAGATGAGTTTCCAATAGAAGTAGAGAAATTCACATTAGTAGAAGATGCTCACACAGCAGTCGCAAGAGGTTGTTTAAGTGAAGCACAATTAATCGAGGAGGAAGAGGGTGAAACTAACGAAGAGTCAACTTAAAGAAATGATTAGACAGGCCATTGTGGAAGACATAATGGATAAAGAGATTAAAAATCCTAAAACAGGAAATATGATTAAAGTAAGGACTGCTTTACAATTACCTGATGACCATCCTGCGAATAAAAAAGCAAAAGATATGGTGGCTAAAACCCCTACTGATGATAAACCAAAAAAGAAAAAAGGGTTTCTTTCTAAATTAGCTAAATTAAATCCATTTTCTAAAAAAGATGATGAACCAAAAGAAAAACCAGACTCATTGGTACCAGATGGGCCACAATTTTTAGGTAATAGTACTAAAGAGGGTGAAGATGCTGAGGAAGTTCATGACCGAGTTGGTGAATTTATAGATGATAATGAAGGTAATATACCTGAAGAATATGTAGATAAATTAAAAGATTTACAAAAAAAAGCAGAAGATATTGGCCTATCAATTTTTAATAATAATAATAGAACGCCAGCTGGAACTCGTAATAAGATAAAAGAATTAAATGCTGAAGCTCAAGAAATGATGGATGATATTGAACAAAAAGCTATGGATGGTGAGTTTGATGAATCTATTAAAGAATCCATAAGAAGAAAATATACTATAAAAGAAGTAAGAATGTGGATGAAAAAATTAGAAGAAAATCGTTATAAGAAAGTATATAATTCAGATGCTCGTAGAGTGGCTTGGATGATAAATAACGAAGGTAGAAAATTAGATGAAATGCCAATTTCTATGAAAAAGAAATGGACAAAGGCTCAATACGGAAGAGAAAGATATTTGGCTACTGAGTTTATAAAAGCAAAATCAGAACAAATGACTGAAGGAAAACTTACATCAGAACAAAAATTAAGAGAACAAATTAGAGAAATCATCAAAGAACAATTGAATGAAGCTATAACTGGTGCTGATAGAAAAATACTATTTATTCTCATTAGAGAGATAGTTAGAAATTTGAAATCAAAAATTAAAAATTTTGATGTGAATAATAAATCTCATTTGAATAGAGTTGGTAGTTCAATTCTTGCTATCATAAGAGCTATGACATACTCACCAGATAATGTGAATTATAAAAACTTTAAAAAGTATTTTCCAAAAGGATTTAATAGTAAATTAATTCAAAAGAAATTAAAACAATTCCATAGTCAAAATGATAAAGTCCAAGTAACATTAGTCACACAAGCTATAAAGA